CGGAACCATAGGCGAACCTTGAAAGGATTCGCTCATGACCGTTAAGTCCCGACTCGGCCTGTCGGCCGCCCGTTTCACCAAATGCATGTTTATCGGCAACAACAATTTGTCGGCGGCTTGCGGCTACGGCGCATCTCAGAACTGGGCCGACACGCCCGAATTGCTCCTCGAAATGCGCTCGGCCGTAAACCCGATGAACATGACGAACTCGGCGGCCCTTCTTCGGCAGCCGGGCATCGACTTCGCCCAGTTCGTTCGCCCCGCAACCCTGATCGGCAGGGTTCAGGGCATGCGCGAAGTGCCGCTGCGTGTTCGGCTTATTACTGGCATGGGTGGCACCACGGCTTACTGGGTCGGCGAAGGCCAGCCGAAACCTATCTCTTCGGCCGCCTTCAATCGCCTGGTGCTGGACCCGTTGAAAGTTGTGGGCGTCGCCGTCGTAAGCCAAGAACTCCTCAGGGCGAGTGAGCCCAAGGCCGACGACACCCTGCGCGTCGATCTGCGCGCCGCCGCCGTCGCCGCGATGGACGAGGCCTTCATGGACCCCTCCAATGCGGGTCAAGCAAATGTTCGACCAGCCAGCGTGACCTATGGCGCCGAGCGCGTGCAAAGCACCGGCTCGACGGTTGCGCAGATCGACGCGGACCTTGAGGCGATGGTGGAGCGGCTGACCGCGGCGGGCAGCGATCTGTCGGCGGCGTTCTGGACGATGCGCCCGACCACCGCCGTGTCTTTGTCCCTCAAGCGTGGCTCTGGCGGCGCACTCGCCTATCCCGGCATGTCCGCTAAGGGCGGCGAACTCCTCGGCATGCCGGTCCTGACCACCCCTCACCTCACCGCGGACACCTCGGGCAGCTTCATCACGCTGGTGGACGCCTCTCAGATCGCGATTGGCGACGACGACGATTCCAGTATCCAGGTCTCGCGCGAAGGCGCTGTGCAGATGTCCGACGACCCCGGTATCGGCCCGACGACGTTGGTGAGCTTGTTCCAGAACGACTGCGCCGCGGTTCGCGTCGAGCGGCAGGTCAACTGGGCGATTCGTCGCCAAGAGTTCGCCGTGGTGCTGGAACACGTCTTGTACTGAGAGGAGGCGCATATGCAATCGATTCACATCGAGATCAGAGAAGAAGGCCTCCGCGCCACGATCACCGACGGGGAAGGAGAGCACCAGTCATTTCCTATTTCCAGGGACACCGTGAAGCGCCTGTGCGCAGCGCTCCTGAAGGAGTCCGGCGCACATCCGGGGAAAAACCCCTTCGCATATGCCACGCTGTGGTCCATGGTGAATGCGGCGGACGGGAGGAAGCCCAAATGAATACCGAGCATCAACTGGTGGCGCGGATCTCTGCAGTAATGCATGACGCGGCCGAGCGCGCCATCAAAGACAAGGTGAAGGCCGCGGGCGTTCAGGCCATGATCTTTGGCGCAGCAGTGCGCGAACTCACAGCCACTATCGCCGACCTGAAAGACCGGCTCAAAGCTGTCGAAGACTCGCCGATGGTCTATGACGGTCCGCATGAGATCGGCAAGACCTACAGCAAGGGCACTTTCGTCACTCGCGATGGAAGCCTGTGGCACTGCAACGAGAAGACGAACGCACAACCTGGCGACGGCCGAGCATGGACGCTTGCTGTGAAGCGAGGCAAAGACGGGAAGGATTGGAACGCGCGATGAACTTCAATCCCGAACAACTCACGCTGCGCATGCGGGAGATCGTCTCCGAACTTCCGATGGGCACAAAGCTCATCGAAGCGGACGGCTACCGGGATCCCGACTTCGGATCGAACCGTGTCGGCGTGAGCCTTGAGTTCAGCACAGGCCATCTGCACCTCGTCGTTGCCGATGTGCCGGAAGGGCAAGGCGTCCACGACATCGCGGCCATGGTCGCGATGCTGGCAGTCCTTCATCTCGCTTTCCGACCGGTGGAGTGGTTCCACTGATGTCCAAAAACTACTTCGACAAGGTGTCCGGGAAGGCCGAGCGCGCGGGCATGCAGCTTGAGGTCGACAGGGACGCAAAGAAACTGAAGTACAGCCTTCACCGTGGCAACCAAGTTCTGCACCGTGAGCACACGCTCTCCGGTGTCGATGGCTGGCTCGATGCTTGGCTGACTTACGTGCGCTGATCAACAACCGAAAGGAACCTATGAACTTCGACATCACCACTCTCGAACGATCCCGCGAGGTACAGCACCGCATCATCATCGGTTACACGAAGATCGAACACGAAGACGCTGAACCTACCGCAGGCGATCCCGTGGGCTTCATCGTCGTCGGCCCGGCCAGCGAGCAGTACCAGGCGATCGACCGAGAAATCCAGAGGCTCAACATCATGGAGGCCGGCCGCCACCAGGGCCGCCAACTCAACCTGCGCAGCGAGGAAGACGCTGGCGTGGTGGTCGACAAGTCGGCAGACCGTCGGCTGCGCATCGTCAAGGCCTGCACGGTGGGCTGGTTTGGCTTCACCAATGTGGGTCAGCCGGCTGTCTTCACCGCCGAGGGCCTGGCGCTCGTGCTGAAGGCGAGGCCGCAATGGGTGGGCCGCGTCCTGGCCGAGATTGAGAACGAACAGAACTTCATCGCAGCCGCGCTACCGGCCTGAAATGAAGGTCACGAGCCGCATCCGTGGGAACGCCAAGCGCAATCTCGCATTGCTGAGCGATCAGGTCCGCGAGAAGGCGCTGCGCTCGACCGCCTATGCCGGTGCGAAAGTGCTCTATGAAGAGGTGCGGTTGCGTGCCCCGGTCTATGACGGCCCTCCCAAGCGGGGTGTGACGCCGGGTCAGTTGAAGGAAGCGATTTATCACGCACATTCACCCGAGCGCTCCGGCCCGGACCGCCAGGTCTACGCCATATCGGTGAACAAGAAGAAGGCGCCGCACTGGTATCTCATCGAGTACGGACACTGGACGGCCACAGTGGGCAAGTACGGCCCACTCCAGCCAATGTGGGTTGGCCCACAAAGCTACCTGCGGGCTTCGAGTGACGCGAAGGCCCAGGCTGCAGTGATCGCGATGCGCGAACGATTCAAGCAACGACTCGGGGAGATCCTTGTCTCCCTGCCGAAAGGAAAATGAATGGCCAACGTAGCAGGCGACGCCTCCCTCTTGGTGGACGCAGACACAAGCAAGTTCACCGCGAAGATGGAGGGCGCCGCAAAGTCCGTCGATAAGTTCGTGGACAAGGCCGAGCAGATCGGCCCCACTGTCAGCCGATCGAGCGATCAAGCGACCACTGCGACTGCGGAACTCGACCGACAGCAGCAGCGACTGGTCGACACCATCAATCGCTATCAGGTCACCATGGGCAAGACCCGCGGCGAGATTCTTGAGTACCGCGCGGCGCAACTCGGCATCACCGACCAGGTGCAATCGCAGATCACGGCGATCAAGGCTCACGAGGCTGCGATGAAGGCCCAAGACACGGCGCTGCGAACGAGTGGCACGCAGCTCAACAAATACGGCGTGAGCGTGGGCCAGACGAACGCGGCGCTGCGGCAACTTCCAGCCCAATTGAGCGATGTGGTGGTCAGTCTTCAGGGTGGCCAGCGGCCTCTGAGCGTTTTGCTTCAGCAGGGCTCGCAGGTCAAAGATTCGTTCGGCGGAATCGCGCCAGCGGCAAACGCCGTGGTGGGCGCCATCTCCAAATTGATCACTCCGCTTACGCTCGGCGCTGGCGCGGTGGCGGCGTTGACGGTCGCCTACTTCCAAGGGGCATCGGAGGCTGAGAACTATGCCAAGGCCCTGACGCTGACCGGCAACATTGCGGGCAAGACGATCAGCGACTTACAGAACACTGCCAAGCAGATCGCCGAGGTCACCGGCACGCAGGGCCAGGCCGCGGAAGCGCTGGCGGCAGCCATCCAGTCCGGAAAGATCGCGCCCGACGCGCTGAAGGAGGTGGGCGCCGCCGCAGTCACGATGTCTCGCGTGCTCGGCAAGTCCGTCGATGAATCGGTGGCCAGCTTCGTGAAGCTCGCCGACGAACCCGCAAAGGCCTCGGCGAAGCTGAACGAGACAATGCACTACCTTACCCTTGCGACCTACGAGCGCATCAAGGCGCTTGAGGACCAGGGCAGGACTGAAGAGGCTATCGCCCTGGCCCAACGCACGGCGGCCGATGTCACCACGTCGCGCCTCAAGGATGTCGAAAGCCAGGTTGGAGTGTTACAGCGCGCCTGGCAGATGATGGCGGCCGATGCGAAGAAGGCTTGGGACATCATGATGGGCATCGGACGGCCGATCTCTTCCGCAGATGCGCTGGACGCGGCGCAGAAGCGACTTGCCGACCTCCGTGCCCGCGGGCCGATGAACAATTTCGAGACCGGCCGAGCCGACTACGCGGACCAATTGCGCAACGCCGAGTCCGATGTCCGTGGCCTGCGCTTCAAGGTACTGAACGAGCAGCTCGACGCCTTCACCAAATCGACGGTTCAGGCGAGGAACGATGCTGCCATCACTGCTGCCGATGCGGTCAAGAAATGGCAGGATCAGGCCAAGGGCGTGAGCGCGGTCAACCGCGAGTTGAAGAGGTACAACGATTGGCTCGATGACATTCGCAAGGTCAATCCGAAATCGGACTATCTATCGCCCGCCAATGTCGCTGCCGGAGAGGCCGCGATTCGAAAGCAATTTGCCTCCACCGGAGGCACCGGCCGGGCCGACATGCTGGCCGGCACCAAGCTAGCGCTGGAACAGATCAAGGCGCAGAGTGAGGCTGTCACCACAGCCAACGCCAATACCGAGCGGGTGCTGGAGGCGCAGCGCGCAGCGGGCCTTGTCAGTGAGTCTGCTTACTATGCCGAGAAGCGGCGACTGATCGATGCGAACACCAAGGCCCAGATCGATGCACTCAATGCGGAGAATGATCGTCTGCGGCAAGACAAGCTCAAGACCTCTGACTCGCTGGAGCGCGACCGCAAGGTGGCTGAGAACGTGGCGAGGATCAACAAGCTGCAGGCGGATGGCACCACTGCGCTGACCGTGCTCGATATTCAGCAGGCCGCGGCTGCACGCGAACGAGCCGCATCGCTGCTCACGGCGCAGCAGGCGGCGAAAGATTATCTCGACACTACACAGCGCGCTTATGACCGCGAACTGCAAGGCGTTGGTGCCGGACCGAACCGGCGCAACTACCTGGCTGGCGTGAGCCAGATTGAGGACCGCTATGAGAGCGAGCGCAGACGGTTGCAGAACAACCTCCAGTTACTCGCACTTCAAGGAGACGGCAAGCTCAATCCTGAAATCAAGAAAAACGCTGATGATCAGCTAAAGATCATCAACGATACTCAGGCCAAGTCATTGGCATCTTGGGAGAGCCACTACGCCGCGCTTCGCAAGATGGATGGGGACTGGTCGAAAGGTGTATCCGAAGGCCTGCGCAGCTACTACGACGACGCCAGCAACTTTGCCAAGGACGCGGCCGGTGCGACGACGAATGCGCTCAAGGGCCTCGAAGACCAGTTCACGAACCTGATCACGAAGGGGAAGTTCGACGTCAACGCATTCCTCAGTTCAATCACCGAAGAGGCGGCGCGCATCACCGTGCGCCAGGGCATCACCGGCCCGCTATCGGACCTCCTATCTCGTGCGCTGCCGCAGACCAAGAGCTCGGCTTCCGACGCGAAGGTGAGCACGTCGAAGATCGAGGATGGAATCATCTCAGCGCTGACCTCTAGCAGTGGCACAGTATCGGCAGCCAATGCTTCGATGGCATCGTCAGCGACGGCGGCCAGCACTGGCCTCGCAGCCGTGGCCGCAGCGGCACAGACTGCGAGCATCTCGCTCAGCACGTTGGGCGGCGGCGATGCGCTGGACTCGCTGTTGAAGTCCAACAATGCATTCGGTACGGTTGGCGGTGGCTCTTTCGGCGGAGGTGGCGGTTGGGGGCAGATTGTCGGGTCGATCTTCGGCAGCATCTTCGGCGGTCTCTTCGCAGACGGCGGCAATCCGCCCATCGGCGTGCCGAGCATCGTGGGCGAGCGGGGGCCCGAACTGTTTGTGCCCAAGACAGCCGGCACTATCATCCCGAACGAAGCGCTTGGCAGTGGCGGCGGTCCGATCACCATCGTCAATCAGACGACGGGCCGTATCGACAGCGTGCAGGAGCGGCGCCTCCCGAGTGGTGAGCGGCAGTTGATCATTCAGGAGACGATGGAACGCACGGTGGCCGCGCTGAACGACCCGAACAGCAAGATGAGCAAAACGCTCGGGCGCAACTACAACACGCAGAGGGTTCGCTGATGCAGATGACTACGGCCGAGCTTCGATCTTTGATGCCTTCGGCGATTGCGTGGGCCAAGGCGCAGCAGCGTCTAGTCTTGCAACACGGAGCTTGTCTGACTGAGAGCCAGCTCGCGCTCGCGCAGTTGGCTGGGGTTCGTCGGCCTGGAATGATTCGGATACTGGTGGTGCCGGCAATACCGATGCCTGAAGAGAAAGCCCTGCGCAGGGCCGCCACCAATCATCTGTTTCCCAAGGTGATCCACGGTCTGACGCTCGGCTATGGAATCTACCTGCAGCGCTGCGCAGCTCACCTTCGCCCCCTTCAAGCCCACGAATTTCGCCACGTGCACCAGTACGAGCAGTACCCTACGTTGGAGGCCGGTCTGGCACGATTCCTGGGCGACGTCCGCGCCCGAGGAGCCAATGCACCTCATGAGATCGACGCACGAAAGTTCGAGGGCGAGATACGTGCCGCAATGGGCACCACAGACATTCCGGCAGTCGTTCGTCCCGGCGTCTGGTTCAGTCCTGTTTGAGCATGGAGTGCCGGACCAACCGGCCACCCGGAACCCAGCATCCATGCGGCTTCCGGCGGGTTTGGGGTCTCGCAACCGGCCGCCTCAGCGCGCGCAGGGCCATCGCCATAGCCTTCACGCCCACGGGGGGCCTCCAAACTCGGAGACACCCGAGGGGTGCAATTTCAGGTTGCACCCTTTGCCCCCTATCTGGATGAACGGATCGTTCACCCCGGTTGGAAGGCGCTACGCCGAGACGCTGCGCGCCGTAAAGGTGAAGGTCTTCCCTAGAGGGAGTCTGGAAATGACGCGAGAACCTTGTACTTGATTCGGGTGTTAGTCGCCTCGATCACTTCGATCCGCACGCTCTTGAACCCGATCGTCTGATCGGCGGTCAAGTCGTACTGAGCTTCCTGCGTGAACCCTGGCCTGATTAGATCGCCCGCAAACTCCCGATAGGTGATCTTTATCTGATTGCCGATCCGGCCACCATAAAGCAATTCCTGCCTGAAATTTGGCTGTGTCTTGTCGACGATCTTTCCGACTCGATGGCGTGGTGCGGCCGGACTAATCTTGCCGGCCCCGGTCATGTCGTAAGAGCCGACGAGTTGCAACGAGCCGTCTTTCCTCTTTGTGAGATAGCCGCCGAAAGGCTCTGCGCGCCGACGCGTGTACTTGTCGTTGATCCAGTAGGCACCTGGGGAAGCAACGAAGAACTTGGTCCCGTCGGCATCTTCTCGCTCGAGCCGCATTGCATTGGGCTCCACGATGTACTCACGCATGATGCCGTTGTCGGTGATGCGCTCCTGCAAATCTAACCCATCGAAGACATAGAGCTTGCCCTTTGCCACCAACGTTTCGCCGATGTCTGCGGTTGATTCCACGTTCAGTGGCGGGATGTTTGTGATCTGGATTTCTGGCGGTTTGATGGGCGGCGCCGTGACACAACCAGTGAGCAACATCGCTAAAGCGATGGCGGCGATCTTCTTCATGGGCTTCTCCTCGTGATTGGAGGTGTAATCATAGAGTTTTCGATCCAAGGCAGTGGTCGGCCGCTCCCATGTCGCGCAGTCCAGATCGCGGGTTACTCCTTACTTTATGAATCGCATTTAGTCTAGAAAAAACCAACTTTAGGCGATACATTAAGTCCATGACGAAGCAAGAACTTGAGCGCGCTAGGATGGGACGTCCTCCCTTGCCGGTAGATCAGAAGGCGATCAGCGGCACGATCCGACTCACGCCGGCACGCTGGGAGAAGCTGCGCCGCTTAGGGGCGGCCTGGCTGAGTAAGGCGATCGATAGAGCGAAGGAGCCAGAGCCCAAGGATTGAACGCCGCGCCTCAGGGCGTCTTTTACGACTTGTTCGTGAAAGGATCTGAGGAACCGATGGCGGCAGCCGATGGTGGTGAGACACCGGAGGTTGCCGGACCGCCGCGTCTCAGGGCGAGATGTGCTCAAGTTTGAGCGCATCTACTGAGGCAATCAGGC